ACATCTGGAAATGGCGAATATGTATGGGTGCTGGGTGATGATGATGTGCTGCTTCCAGGTGCTATCAAGGCATTGACTCCTATGCTAAATGGTGTTGATAGAATAATGCAATATGCCCCTTACTCTGGAGAATTAAAGCCTGGTTTTTCTGGTACAATGGCTGAATTGATAAATGGTCTTAATGATAAATCCTACATGGTTGCTGCAACATTAGCGAGTATGAATATTTGGAAAAGAGATGTGATGGATTTTAGAGCGGGGGTGAAACACTTGGATTCTAGAAATGTGTTGGCTTGGGCTGGTCTCAACTGCAAGACGGTTAGTGTTCCAGGGGTGCCTACTGTTCTTGTCAATGATACAAACCATTTCGTGTTTAAAGATTTTGACAATGTGATGTTTGAATACTGCGATGCTCTTTCTGATATTGATGGAGTTGAGAAATTTACATTTCATAATGCAAATAAATGGAATTTTGTTAGTGCGTCAATGGAGAAAAAATGATTGTATATACAGGTGGAACATTTGATCTTTTTCATTCGGGTCATAGCCGATTGTTGGAGAGATGTAGAAATATAGCGGGTGTCGGCGGTCAAGTGGTTGTGTCAGTTAACCCAAGTGAATTTTGTGCTCAGTATAAAGAACCACCAATTTGTGAATTATTTGAAAGAATGGAAGTTGTATCTTCTTGTAAATGGGTGGATAAAGTTATCATCAACACAGGTGGAGCTGATTCAAGACCTGCTATTCTAGAGTCAAAAGCAAGTGTTATCGTAGTTGGCTCAGATTGGGAGACTAAGGATTACCATAAACAAATGGGCTTTACCCAGGAATGGCTTGACGAGCACAACATCAAAGTAATTTTTGTTCCGTATACAGATCACATATCAACAACGATTATTAAATCAAGAATTCTAGACAGAATGTTTCAATAAAGGAGAAATATGTTAATTGTAGATAAGCGTAAAGGGCACACAATGCCCATTCATGATGTTATTCCAACCCCTAGCATCGGTTTAAATCGTGCTTTAGGCGGTGGTCTTAATACGGGTGCGACTCATTTATTCTGGGGTACGCCATCAGTCGGCAAGACAACTATGTGTTTTCGGATTATTGCGGAAGCTCAAAAGCTAGGTTATCGCCCTGTAATCATTGATTCAGAGTCATCTTACAATGATCAATACGCCGCCAAGTGCGGGATTAACATTGATGATGTTGTAATCATTCAATCTACCATTGTGGAAGATATCATGAAGAATTTGATTGGGTATCTGACAGATGATAAGGAAAAACATATTTTCTTATTTGATTCGCTGTCTAATATCATCAAGGAAGAGTTCTACGATAAGCCCGAAGGTGGTAAGGCAATGGGCTTGCAATCACGCTCACAGGGATACCTGTTGCAGAAGCTGGTGAACTATCTTCACAAGGAACGCAACATCATGCTATTCGTTGCTCACCAAACAGTTGACTTGAGCGGAATGTTCGCTATCACGAAAGCCAAGATGGGCAATACGGTTCACCATAACATGCATAATGTTGTGAAGCTTTTCTTGTCAATGTCAAAGGGCGAAATGGAGCGTGAAGAGAACAACATGATTACCTCGCAACGAGCGACTTGGACTGTTGAAAAGACAAAGCAGATTCCTACTATCGGGGCAACGGGTTATTATTATGTTCTACCACAAGAGGGAAGAATTGATCAAGAGCGTGAGATTATTGATATTGCTATTGAGATGGACATTATTCAGCGCAAGGGTGCTTGGTATAGTTATGAAGAGAGTAAATGGAATGGCATGGGTTCAATTGAATTGACTGCCAAACAGTCAAAGGATATCCTCAAACGCATTAATTCATGATATTTTCAATCCATACTGATCAGCATATTAAAGACGCAAACGGAACATTTGGCTATTCTTATGGCTACTTTAATATTTTAAAGCATTTTAATCAATTCAGCTATCGTGGTAAACAATTAGAAGTCGTAGAAAATGACCCTGCCGCACAGATTCAAATGTTTTATATGGAACCAGAATGGCATAACCCTGTTACAGGACATGATTTTAGGCAGCCAGGGTTTAAAAAACACCATGATCACCAGTATAAGATTAATGGCACATATTTAGAAGCGACCAAGGCTTGGGAGTGGTGGATTCCCACCATGAAAACATTTGATGAAATCTGGGTCGGTAATCAGTTCTCTGCTGATGCAATTGCTAACTCTGGTGTTGATACTCCTACATATGTTTTTGAATTGGGTGTTGATGATATGTGGACACCTTTTAGAAGAGGGAATAAGGGAAAGATTAGATTTCTTCATGTTGATTCAGATAGCCCTCGTAAAAGGGCAGACCTTGTTAAAGCAGCATTTCTTGAGTTGTTCAGGGGGAATGGCGATGTTGAGCTTACATTGAAGCATCACGGGGGTGGGGGTTCAGGCGGTTATAGCGTTATGGATCTTTTCATTCAAGGTGATGAAAGCAATGTCAAGAGAATATTCAAAACACTTACGCAAGAAGAAATGGTTCAGTTATATCACGATCACGATATTCTAATTTATCCGACTGAAGGTGAAGGGTTTGGTCTGATACCACTCCAGGCGCTAGCGACAGGGATGCCTACTATCTCAACAAGCAGATGGTGTTCGTATGAGAAATATCTTGGTAAGAATATTATTGAATCAACTCTTGGTAAAACACAGCATTCTGGCTATCACACTGGGGAAGTGATTATCCCGAGCTTTGATTCAACTGTTGAGTTGATGAGAAAAGCGGTTGATGACTTTGATGCTCAGTGCGATTATTACTACAAACAAGCCCCTAAAGTTATTAAAGAATACAACTGGCAATCTCAGTGCGATAAGATGCTTAAGTCTTTAATTAAGCGTGTCGGGGTGGAGATGTTTGAACCTATTGGGAAAGTGTCTAGAAGGAAATATATATATTTTGAACGGGGTGCTGGGTACAGCACAAGCTCTGGTGTGAGGTTTTCAAAAGAAAATCCAGTGCAGAAAGTGTCTGATGATGAGTATGATATGTTAATAACGAATTCTAATTTTAGACAACCAACAGATCAAGAGATCATAAAGCATTTAGGGGAGTGAATTGCATGATTATCGTAGGTGTGAGATCCTATAAATGCTTCTGCCCTAAGCCAGTACCAGAAAATCCAGAATGTGGCGATAGAGGAGTGGAAGAAGATGATTAGGTGGTTTATTATGCTTAAAAAGAAAATGGATTACATTAAAGAGATTAATGATTTAAGAAAAAGAATTGAGGAGTCCGAAGATAAAATCGCCATTCTTCGTGTACAATATATTTTAGTAAAATCCGACCGAGATCGTTTGAAAGAAATTATTAGTGAAAAGAACTGAAAAAGAAGAAATTAAGCGTGATAGCGCTAAAGCTGTAAAGAATTCTGGTCGTGGTCTTAAAAAGGGCGATGCATCATTGCATAAATTTTTGCTTGATTATAAACACAACGAAAAAACTTTTACGCTCACATTGAAGGCTTGGGCTAAAATGAGAAAAGATGCGTGGAATGCCAACTACAAATACCCATGTATTTCCGTAGTGTTTGGGGAAAATTCCGAGACAAAGGTTGCTATAATAGACTGGGAAGTATTCCAGGATTTAATTAAAGGAAGTGAATATGAAGCTTAAATTTTGTTGCGATAAACTATCTGGTCACAAAAGTCTTGGTATAAGCCTTGATCATGATGAATTTGCTATTGGTGTAAATCTTATATTTTGGTTTGTTGGGATTGCAAAAGTTTATCCACCATATCAAGCCTTAGTTAAAACAGAAGATCTAAGAAAGGATATCTAATGCCAGATATTATAATTAATAAAGAAGTTCTTGCTGAGCAGATGGGTGATAAGGCAGAGGAATTTATAGAGTGTATAAGGATAGTTGAGGACATTATTCAGAACCCAGACCACTATCTGGGCGGTCAGGCTGTTAAGTATGCTAATATATTAGCGGCGTACAGAACATTGATGATTATTAAATCACAAGCTTTTAAAAGAAAGTCTTCGGTTATGAATGATCAAGATAAATTTGTTAATGATATATGGAAAACCATGTATGAAGCATTAGGTGAAAACATAAATGCACTTAAACTCGCTGCGAAAGGCGGAATGTAATGAAATCGTTAAAAGTATTGAGAAATACCAACCCAAAACCAAAGCAAGAGGAAGCCCCAGTAGTAAGTCTTACTATGATTGAATTAGTTGATGGCTTAAATAAAGCTATTGATGAGAATTTAGTGCAAAGAAATAAGCCAGAGTTTAAAAAAGTTAAGGGTTTTCACCCAAGCTATACTAATCAATGCTCACGCTATTGGTATTACATGTTTGATGGTGTTAGTGTAACGCCAGATTTCAGAGCTCAGACGCTCAGGATTTTTGATAATGGTCATGCTGTTCATGACAGATTGTATGGTTATTTTAGAGACATGGGTATCCTGATAGCTGAGGAAATCCCAGTTAGTTATTCTTCGCCCCCGATTGAGGGAACAGCGGATGGAATTATTAACTGGCATGGGGAGAAGTTGATTGAATTAAAGTCAATTAGCTCAGAAGGCTTCCATTACAGAAAGCTGTACAACAAGCCGAAGGATGAGCATTACAGGCAGGCACAGATTTATATGGAGTGCTTGAATCTAGACGGCGGTTTTGTTATTTATGAATGCAAGAATAATCAAGAGATTCTTCCTATTTATATTGAAAAAGATCAGGCTTTTATAGATAAGTTATTTAAGAAATACAGAGAAATTTATGGGAATTACACAAGTGGTGATATCCCCGTCAGACCTTACAAGAGAACATCCAAGCATTGTTCAGACTGTAATGTTGCTACTTTATGCTGGGGAGACAGTGATTAATGATGAAGAAAGGACTTGCAAAAATTTAGATTGCAGTAAATTGTTTAAAGCTAAATCTTATAATAGTATTTATTGTTCGGCAGAGTGTAGAAGAATTATCACAAATGCAAAATTATTAAACAATTATTATGAAAAAAAAGCTAATATAAATAAAAAAAGAATATGTAAAACCAAAGATTGCAAAACTGTATTATCACGATATAATAAAGAAAATATTTGTGAGAAATGCAAAAGAGAAAGATTCGTACAAAGGTTAGTCGGATGGGGCTGGGATGAAGGCTCGGTCAGGGATGGCATGTAATGAATCTTAAAAATATAGTAAGCACTCATGAAAAAAGAATTTTATCAATAGATCCTTCATCTCATTCTTTAGGTTGGGCTGTTATTGATTTCAATAATGGTCTTAAACTTGTTGATTGCGGTAAGATCAAGTTTACAAAAACAAATGATATTTCTATAAAATTTAATGAAATCAACGCTGGTATTAAAGATGTTTGTAAGAAGCATAACCCCAGCATAGCTGTTATTGAGCAATCAGTTTATATACAAAATTTTCAAACAAGCAGGGTTATTTCCTATATAATTGGTTACACCTGGGGAATTGTTCAGGGGTATTGTTTTAAAGTTATGGATATCAACCCTATACTTTGGAAAAGAGGGATCGGGTACAAAAACATATCTAAAACAGATAAGATAGTTTTTGATACAGAAGCGAAGAAGAAGAAGGAAAGAAAAGATCGTGTCAGAGATATTGTTACCGATTATTTCCAAATGGAGGAAGAAAATCTAAAAGACGATGACATTGTTGATGCGGTCGGCATTGGTCTTTGGTATTATTTAATGGTGATATCTAATGGCTCTTGAACCTTATAAAGACAAAACATGGCTGTACGAGCACTATGTGAGGAAGCGGATGAATTTGACTGACATTGTAAAGCTGCTAAAGCAAACTTACAATGTTGAAATCTCCCCACAGGGTCTCTATAACTGGTGTAAGAAATACGACCTTTTAAAATTTAGAGGCAAGGGCAGAAATTTATCTGCTACATCTAAAAAGCCAAAATCACCAATGCAACAGAAATCTGAACAAATGAAGCGTGATAGGAGAAAATCAATGCAGCAAAAAAAGAAAGGCATGGGTAGGTAATGCAAAGGAAAGTAGCGGCAGGGGATTTAGGAATCTTCGCAGAGCTTGATATGGTTTACAACCAAGCAAGAATGATTGAGGCAAGCCAGAATAAGACAAAATACAAATGTCTTGGTTCTGGCAATTGTTGTTCAATTGGTTTAACAATTCACATGACAGAGTGTGCCAATATTGCATTTCACATTACTCAGCAATTTTATTTGCATTTAGAAAACAAGGGCAAGGATTTTGCCGATGAATGGTTTAATTCAGTAGTTAATTCTTTAAAGGAGGCAATGTATGATGAGACATGGCAATTCGGTGGTGAAACTGAAAGGAAGTGTGCATTCTATAAAGATGGCTGCACTATCTATGGGTTTAGACCTCTGGTGTGCAGAAGTTATGGGGCTTTTGTCGGTGTTGACGATGTTTGTCCTAGAGAAAGAAATGTTTATGGCAATGTAGAACATTTCTCTGGGTCGCCAGTGCAAGGTATGGTTCAGCAATTCCAGAATTTGCTTAGCAGGTATTCAAAAGATAAGGATTCAAATTATGATGTTGTTGTTTATATGCCTTTGGGCGTATTGAGCTTCCTGCTATCTCCAGAAGATCTTGAGGAACTGGCAGTCAAAACAGATGACAGA